ATCATCACAAGGACGCACGCCATTTGTTGTATCAAATCAGCTTCGGCCTAAATCCATACAGTTATACAACTGCTATGGAGTACATCAACGCGCCTACATACAAGGACGCATGGTGTATTGCTGACGGAATGTGCCATCCCAATGAGATGGTGCAAGATGTCATTCCTGTCACAAACCTGGACAAATACGAATGAGGTTTAACCACCAACAACTCAAGGACTTAGAGGATCAATTCCTCAAGGACTTCCACCGTGGCCTTCTCACAAGGACACAACTGCTCAACATCATCCACCGTCTTGATCGTATTTCTCACCACCTATGACCGAACAAAAAAGCGAGCGTTGGCTTCTTCTCAACGCGATTGAATGTTGGTTGTATTACTTTCCCCAACATCAATGGGCAGCGCAGTACAAAGAACTCAGGGATGTGTTGCAGCAAGCAGTCACAAACGAATCGAAGAGTGAGGTAGAAGAACCGATAAAGGAAGAAATCCAGAAGCCTCAAGGCCGCAGGACTGCTGCCAAGGCTGCAAATAAAAACACATGAAAGGTAATTGTATGACTTTTGCTGTTGTGCCAAAAGTGTATGAAATTACCTTGCGTTCTGGTACTAGATACATCCTAGCGCCCAGCTCAGAAGATGCAGCGTGGTCTGCCCTTGAGCTGTCCCAAGAACACAACGACCAGCTCATAAATGTGAAGCTTAGAGATGAATGGTAAGCGGTACTATCCCAACAATTGGGAGTCTTATTTTGAAGCTCCTGATGACATGTTTGAGCCCCATACGTTTGAGGAGTTAATGACATGGAAGGTAGCCAATTGGGAGCTACCGTCTAGTGTCTGCTGCATCATTCGTGTGAGCGATTGCAAGACTGGAGCAGTTAAAGAACACGTTTATCAGCGTCATTCAGCGGCTGAAAACAAGGTCGCAGAACTGATGCGAACCCCTGGTATTGAGTTCACTGTATGTGACCACGAACGAATCCACCACCTCACCATGAAAACTTCCGATGAGTGAAACCACCTTTGAACGCCGGTTGCAGCAACTGATCACGGACGTTATGCAACATCCGCATAGTGAAGAACTCCTAATGTTAACCCAGGAGCAACTTCAGGATGATACGTTTGTACTTGTAGCAAAGGACGCATGACGCTTGTATGCCTTGGCCCCTTGTATGTGGGCATTGATCAGGATTCCTTTTGGGATGTGTGGAAAGATTCCGCCGCGCACCTTGTCCACTTGGGTAGGTTGCGTCTAGAATGGGACTGTCGTCATCGATACGATGGATCCACTCAGAAGACAGCTCACCAATCCGCAGATCGAACGACTGCTCAAGGTCATCGAAGCCATTCGTGTCCTTGATCGAGAGATGCCAGCTCAAGTGGTGGCCACTTTCTTATACGTGGCTTCCCACAATGAGTGTCACAAGTTGGCGTTGGAGGAGGACTTGAACTTCCCAACCTCCAGCGGCAGCCGCAACACGGACTGGCTCTCTCGTTTTCACAGGCTTCGCAAGCCTGGCTTGAACCTGATTAGCAAGGAGGTAGACCCACTCGATCGCCGCCGAACGATTCTCAAACTGACCCCAAAAGGGGAGCAGCTTGTTCACCACATCACCCAATTGCTGTATGGCGACAAGACTTGAGAAATTAATGGAGCGCAAGCCTGAGAAGTCCACCATCAAGACCTTTCAGCACGCCTTCCAATTTGCTCTTTCAACCCATGACAAGTGGTCTCTCAATCGAGAGAAGAACAGTCAAGGGCACAACGCAAGACGCTTCATGCAACAGCTGGAGAAGTTTTGTGAGAGCGACGCGATTCCGATTGCGTACATTGCTGACGACTTCAACGTCAAGCAAATCATCAACGAGATGCAGGACCATTACAACTGGAGTGATTCCAGCTGCAACAAGTTCTGTTCATTCTTGAGCACCACCTTTAAGGAGTGCTTGGATCACGACATGCTTGCCAAGATGCCACGCATCCCACGCAAGGCTGAAACGATGGGTCGTACCGAGTGGTACACCAAAGAGCATGTCGAGCAGTTGTGTGGGTACGCCAAGGAGACCGAGCGTCACAAGTTGGCGGATTTGATGTTGTTTGCGGCCTACACAGGGCTGCGTCAACAAGAACTCCGCAAGCTAAAGCGCCGGGACTTTGACTACAAACTCAACGTACCTTTGATCCACGTTGGTGGAACCAAGGACTCCATCACCAAGACGGGCAACTACCGAACCGTTCAATTGCCAGAGCGGATTCATGAACTTGCCGAACGTTTGTGCTTCCACAAGGACGCAAACGATTTGATCTTTGGAGAGGACTGGCTCAACAGACAACAGATCAACCGGGCATTTAATCCGGTGAAGTCTGTGGTCAAGACCCGTGTGGATGGCATCACCGATGCCCATGTGTTCCACACGTTCCGCCACACCTACGGCACCTGGCGCATCGCGGCAGGCTCTCCAATCATGGATGTTAAGTTCGCCATGGGTCACTCCACAGTGGCCATGACCGAGCGGTACGTCCATAACACAGGTGGGGTCAGCACGCAAGGCGACGTGCGTATCTAGGTCCGTCTAAAGCAGTGGAGATTTCGGCTGCTATCATGGATTTCCCAAGCGGTCTCAACGTTGAGAATCGCTGGAATCCCTTGGGAGCGTGCCGGAATTGGTAGACGGACTCGACTCAAAATCACAGTTCGTTAAGCATCCACCTCAGCATTAGACAGGCACTTTCGGGAGGAAAACCTCCCGTTTTTATTAGGGTTTTCAATCCCTCCACTTGGGCACAAATTAGGCGCCCAGTCGAGTCCAATTCTTACACAATTCTTCACACTCACGCCTATGCCCACACCGGCTCAGATCGATGAGCAGATCCGATTGGAACGCGATCAGATCCGACAAGGCCTCAAGCAGCTACGGGACAACACGCAACGATTGGAAGAAAAGGAGTACGCCAGTGCGTCGGTGTACGGCGTGGCGTCCATCCAAACGTTGATTCCGTTGGTGGTGAAACGGATCGAAGAAACCAACAACCGCATCCACGAAGGCAAGATTGGGGTTGCCTTTGCGGAGATCAAGCAGTACCTCACGGATGTGGAAGCGGAGGTGGCCGCTGCCATTGCCTGCAAGGTCACCTTTGACAAGGTGTTTGGGGTCAAGCCCGCCAGCTCCCAGATCCAGAACGTGACCGATGCCATCGGGGCGGCCCTGGAAGCGGAGTGCATGATGCGGCACTACGAGCGGGAGGTGCCGGGGTTGCTGCACACCCTGCAGGAGAACTACTGGCACCGCTCCATTGGGACGCACCAAAAGGTGAAGGTGATCAGCACCTTGATGAACCGCTACGACGTGCCCCATTGGCAAGCCTGGGGCCGCGCCAACCGCATCAAGCTAGGGGGCTGGTTGCTGGATTGCATTTGCGAATCCACAAACTGGTTCATGCGGGAGGCCAAACGGGTGGGCAACAAGACCCCCCAGTTCGTCGTCCCCACTCCAGAGTTTCTGGAGATCAAGGATCAGGTGGTGGGCCAGGCCGAGCTGTTCAGCCCGTTGGCTTGGCCCATGTTGATCGAACCCAACGATTGGAGCAGCGACCACTGCGGTGGTTACCTGCTCAACGAAGTCATGCGGGGCCATGACATGGTGCGTCGGGGCGATCCCACCCGTATACAGGGAGAAACGCCCATCGCCTTTTTGAACAAGATTCAAAAGGTGGCCTACCGCCTCAACCCGTTCATTGTTGGGGTGGCTGAGACGCTTCTGGAGAAGCAGATCTCAGTTGGCAAGTTTGTCCCGATTGTCGAATTACCTTTGCCTCCCAAGCCTGTAGACATTGCTGAGAACTACGACTCTCGCAAGGATTACAGGAGGCGGGCAGCGGAGGTGAGAAACATCAACGCCCAAGCGTTTGAGCGAAACGTGCGAACCCGCATGACGATGAACGCTGTTCAGATCTTCAAGGAGCGGGAGAAGTTCTTCATCCCTTGGTCGTTTGATTATCGAGGACGGGCGTACCCGATCCCTGCATTTCTGACCCCTCAAGACACCGACTTTGGCAAGTCGTTATTGCGCTTCTATGAGGAGTCATTCCTAACCCATGAAGCCGAAGACTGGCTGGCCTTTCAGGTCGCCACCACCTACGGCTTGGACAAAGCCCCCATGCAGGAACGGCTGACATGGGTGGCTGAAAACGAAGAGTTGATCAGGCGGGTCGCCAAAGACCCCATCGACAATCTCAGTGAATGGGAAGCAGCGGAAGAGCCTTGGCAGTTCCTGGCTGCCTGTGAGGAGTACTACCACTGCATCCTTGAATGTGATCGCCAGCACACGGGGCTGATGGTCGCCACTGATGCAACCTGCAGCGGTCTGCAGATCCTTGCTGGATTGGCCCGAGATGCCTCTACAGCACGTCTTGTGAATGTCTTGCCTAGCGAGCGTCCACAAGATGCTTACAAGGTGATTGCAGAGGCTGCCAGGCCCCATGTACCTGCCACGGTGCAGCCATACATGGACCGCAAAGTGACCAAACGAACGGTCATGACCATCCCCTACAACGCCAAGCCGTACTCCAACCGTGGCTACATTCGTGAAGCGTTGAAGGAGAAAGGTGTTGAGGTTGAAAAGGACGATCTCACCGCAACCGTAAAGGCTGTACGGGACGCCATGAACAAGGTGGTCCCTGGTCCTATGGCTGTGATGAAATGGATTGAAGAGCAGGTTGCAGAAGCAATCCGATCGGGTGCTAAGGAGTTGAAGTGGACAACCCCGTCAGGGTTTGTCGTCACACAAAAGCTCATGAAAAAAGAAATCCAATCGATTGAGTTGCAACTGTTGGGTCGGTGCAAGATTGCCGCCGCTGTTGGAGAAACCGACGAGGTGGATTTGTCTCATCACAAAAACGCAACAGCTCCCAACCTGATCCATTCTTTGGATGCGTCACTGCTTCACCTGTCAACCCTTCGGTTCAATGCACCAATTGCATTGATCCACGACTCAGTGCTGTGCCGGGCTACTGACATGGGGATCCTGTCCACTTTGGTACGGGAGACCTACATGCACCTGTTTGCAGAGCGCGACTACTTAACTGATTGGGGAAACCAAATTGGTGCCCAATCAGACCCTCCGATCATCGGCGGCCTTGAGGCCAAATCCGTGATTGAATCCACCTACTTTTTCTGTTAATGGCACAAACTGTTCACGTCACCAAAGATCCTGTTGTCCTTGAGGGCTATCAGGCAATCATGAAACCCTCCAAGTTTGGTTACTCGCTTGGAGCCCTGGTTGACGACCATCTGATCGAACTGCTGGAAGCGGATCGAACTGAAACCCTGAAATGGGCTGAATCGAAACTGAAGAACCCCAAGCGAAGCGTGCTTAAGCCTGAACCTTGGGAAGAAGTGAGCGAAGGCAAATACAAAGTCAAGTTCAACTGGAACGACGAAACCCGTCCCCCTGTGGTCGATTCGGAGGGCACCCCCATCACCGATGAAAGCACTCCCCTGTACAGCGGTTCCAAGGTGAAGCTGGCCTTTCGGCAAAAGCCCTATGTGCTCAAAGATGGCGTCACCTACGGCACTAGTCTGAAGCTTGTGGGCATCCAAGTGATTGCCCTCAACAGCGGTGCTGCTGTCGATACGGGTGACCTTGGTGAAACCGAAGTGGCTGCTCTGTTTGGGCAGACCAAGGGGTACAAAGCCAATGACCCGAACGTGACTCCTGTGGTCACGGAGGACACGGACGACGACTTCTGATGTTTCGATCAGGCTTGGAGCAGCAGGTCGCTGATCTGCTCTCCAGCTTGAAGGTCAAATACGAATACGAGTCAACAAAAGTTCCCTATATTCTCCAGTGCAATTACACCCCTGACTTCCTTTTGCCTAATGGCATTTACTTGGAAGTCAAGGGAAGGCTGACGGTAGAAGATCGAAGGAAGATGCTCGCTGTGAAGAAGAGCAATCCTGAACTAGATATTCGCTTTGTCTTTCAAGCCCCATACAACAAGATCAATAAAGGATCAAAGACCACCTACGCCAAATGGGCCGAGAAGTACGGGTTCCTTTGGTGTTCTTATTCCACCATTCCAATCACATGGCTCACCTGACCTACGGCACGCCGGAGTTTTACGAGCAACAGTTCAGCGATTTGCTAGCTGATGTTGAAGCAGAAAACCCGGAGATTGCTGAGAACATCGTCAGGGGTTTCTTCCTAGCCCTTGACTCCTGGTTCAACTATCACCAAGCTCAAGCAAATGCTTACGAACAACTCCGAAAGCGAGTTCGTGAGGCACTTGCCGTGTGAACACTGTGGGTCATCAGATGCAAACTCCTTGTACTCTGATGGCCACACTTTTTGTTTCTCCTGTCACACATACGGACACAGCGACGACAATGTTCACACTCACCAACCAATGTCACGAGCAAGCTCAATCAGAGGATCAGCCGAGCGGCTGCAAAAACGAAACATCTCTGAGAAAGTCTGCGAAAAATACAAGATCTACAAAGACGGAGACGTTCTACGGTTCCATTATTTCGACGATGCTGGCATCCTTAAAGGCTGCAAAGTAAAAACCAAAAGCAAGGTCTTTAGCTATGAAGGCGAAACATCAGGATGTCTCTTTGGACAACATTTGTTTCCCTCCACTGGAAAACGAGTTGTGGTCACCGAAGGAGAACTCGATGCGGCTTCGTGTTTTGAAGCTATGCCGGGGTGGCCGATGGTGTCTTTACCTAGCGGTGCCGCTGCGGCAAGGAAAGCGATTCAACGGGCTCTCCCCTGGCTCCAGGGTTATGAGGAGATTGTCTTGTTCTTCGACAATGACGAGGCAGGCCGTAAGGCAACGGAGGAGGCAGCAAGCGTATTGCCACCTGGCAAGTGCAAGATTGCATCGCTCCAGGGTGATTACAAAGATGCGTCAGACGCCCTCTCTGCCAATGACGCTGAGGCGGTTCGTTGCGCTATTTGGAACGCGAAACCTTACCGTCCAGATGGGATCGTTGATGGGAAAAACCTTTTAGAGCTAGTCACTACACCCTCTCCACCATCAGACCATGACTACCCTTTCGCCGGATTACAAAATAAACTTCACGGGATCAGATACGGCGAGCTTATTACAATTACTGCAGGATCTGGCATTGGTAAATCCAGCTTCTGTAGAGAGTTGGCAACTCACCTTCTTAGTTCCGGTGAACGAGTTGGATACCTGGCTCTCGAAGAGTCAAATCGCCGCACAGCTCTCGGACTGATGTCCGCAGCAGTTGGTAAAAACCTCCACCTAGGAACGCATGAACGATCTACTCTCACCGACGCTTATCAAAAGACTCTTGCTGACTGGAATCTCTTTCTTTTCGACGGCTTTGGTTCTTTTGATCCTGATCTCATCTACAACCGAGTTGAGTACCTGGCAGCAGGTCTTGATGCACGGGTCATCTTTCTAGATCACCTGTCAATCCTTCTCAGTGGCTTGGATGGTGATGAACGTCGAATGATCGACACCACCATGACCAAGCTTCGTTCATTGGTTGAGCGGACTGGTGTGGCGATGTTCCTTGTCTCACACCTACGTCGCACATCCAATGACAAAAATCACGAGGAGGGCGCTCGCGTCACTCTGGGGCAGCTCAGGGGAAGCGCAGCAATTGCTCAACTCTCTGATGGAGTTATCGCACTTGAGCGAGACCAACAGGCCGCATCTGGAGGAAGTAATACGACAGTGCGAGTCCTTAAAAATCGCTATTCAGGCGAAGTTGGCGTCGCGTGCAACTTGAGCTACGACCTAGATACTTGTAAGTTCCATGAAACTGAAGCAACAGAAGACTTCAACGCAACAACAGATTTCTAAGTTAACCCGACCAATTCCACCCAAACCTGAAGATGTCACTAGAGCCCAGTTCGTTGACAAGACCTATCGGGGATGGGCCGACACTCGTCTTCGATCTTGAAACAGACGGGTTTCTAAATGATGTTACCCGTATCCACTGTTTGGCTATCTTTGATATCCAGGCGGAACAAATGCTGGTCTACAACGACGAAGGGTCTGAAGAACCAATTATTCGTGGCATTGAACGTCTTGAAGACGCATCGTGCATTATTGGTCACAATATTATTGGTTACGACTGCCCTGTTATTCGTAAACTCTTTCCTTGGTTTTCTCCTGCTGGCTTGGTTGTTGACACTTTAGTGTTGTCCAGGTTGTACCACACAGACATTCTGAAGATTGATACCAACAGGTCGTGGAAGCACATGCCTACTCAACTGTATGGTCGTCATTCTTTAGAAGCCTACGGTTACCGCCTGGGTGAGTACAAGGGAAACTTTTCCAAGACAGCTGACTGGAAAGAGTGGTCACAAGAGATGCAGGATTACTGCGTCCAAGACGTTGTTGTAACACACAAACTATGCAAACACTTCCACCCCTACCTGAGTGGGTTGCGCTAGAGCACAGAGTTGCTCAAATACTGACTGATCAAGAGATACATGGATGGTACTTTGATGAGCCTGCTGCATGGAAACTTGAATCGACTCTCAGACAAGAACTTGAAAGTCTTACTGAGTTACTACGAGACAGGCACCCTCTTGTTAAAGGATCGGAGTTCACTCCTAAACGAGCTAACAAAACCAGTGGCTATGTCGAAGGAGCTACTTTCTCTCGACTAAAAGAGTTCAATCCTACATCCAGGGATCACATTGCCTGGGTAATGGAGACCCACTACAAGTGGAAGCCAACCCAGTTCACTGATAAAGGTAAAGCCACGATTGATGAGGTAGTCCTGAAAGACATTGGTACGCCGATTGCTCTTCAGTTCTTCCGTTGTCTGGAGTTAACGAAACAGCTTGGCATGTTGTCGGAAGGCATCAATGCCTGGCTGAAGTTAGTAAGAGACGGCAGGATTCATCACCACTGCTCAGTGGCTACAAACACCCATCGGTGTGCACATAGGAAACCCAACCTTGCCCAAGTGCCCAGTGACGCTGATTTTAGAAAGCTATTCCGCGCTAGCCCTGACATGTGCATGGTTGGTGCTGACCTCGCAGGGATTGAACTGCGACTGCTTGCCCATTATCTGGCTAGATACGATGGAGGCCGCTACGCAGATGTTCTTCTCAACGGTGACATTCACCAGGAGAACGCTGACAAGATAGGCATTAGTCGTCGTCTCGTTAAAACAGTTACTTACGCATTTCTATACGGTGCTGGAGATCAAAAGATTGGGTTGTCCTACGACCAAAGCCTTTCCCAGAACGAGGCACGAAAGAAAGGCAAGGAAATTAGGCAAGCCTACATGGATGCCATTCCTGGCCTTGAGAAACTTGTTAATGCAACTAAGAAAGCTGCAGAACGAGGTTATGTACGCAGCATCGACGACAGGCGTATCAGCGTTGACTCGGGGCATAAGGCTCTGAACTACCTGCTTCAGTCAGGAGCCGGAGTGATTGCAAAACGCTGGATGGTGATGACTGATGAGGTTGTCAAAAAAAATAAATGGAAAGCTCATCAAGTACTTTTTTGCCATGATGAACTCCAATATGAATGTGGCAAAGACCTAATAACAGAATTAAAAGAAACACTTGAGCAGTCCGCAGTTAAGGCGGGTCTTTACTACAACTTGCGAATCCCAATTGCTGCAGAGTCTGGGCACGGAAATACATGGAGTGATACCCATTGATATTTATGTGCACCCTTCTTGTGAGGACATAGGAGCCTCAGCCAACGGAGACGTATGGACATGCTGGACAAAAGGCAGCGGTAGCAGGAGACCTGTAAAAACAAAATACTGGAGGCTCCAAGATACATATTGTGGAGCAAAGTTTCGACCGAAGCAGTCTATTGCCTTACCCAAAGAAGTAGCTACACAGCTGGGAATTAAAAACAAGTTTAGGGTAGTTGCCGGAAGATTTAATCTTGAATGTTACTTAGGCAGACCACTGGAGACCTGGGAGGTTTGTCGTCATGGAATCGGAGGCAACTGCGACCATTCTATTGAGAATATAACAGTTGGATGCCAGCTAAATAACATAATAGACGAGGTTGTAGCAGGCAAAATAGTGACAAACAAATCCCAATTAGTTGAGGCAATAGAAAGACTGACAGACTACCTATCCACTCACGTAGATGCCACCCAAAACCAAATCGAAGACACAGTTAGCAAAGAAGCAGTTTGAGTCACGATCAAAATTCAAGCACACCAAACAAGGCAACGGAACTCGATCCCTACCAAAAGGAACTAAGAAGCTTCGTCGGGGGCAGGGCAAATGAGCCTGTTGATTGATGCTGACTTTATTGTCTATAAGTGCTGTGCAGCCAACGAATCAGAAATCGACTGGGGTGATGATGTCATCACTGTCACAAGTCGATTCAGCGAAGCCTACAACATGGTCCAGCGGGAGCTTCTCTCCATCGCCTCAGACCTTGGATGTTTTGATGATTCTATTCTGTTCTTTTCTGATTCTGTCAACTTCCGTAAATCTATTGATCCAACGTATAAAGGACATAGAAACAGAAAGAAGCCGTGCGGTTATCGCAGGGTCATCAATAAACTCAAAGAAGATTACCAAGTAATTGTCATGCCTCAACTGGAGGCTGACGATGCCATCGGCATCTATGCCACCAAGGAACAGGGCCACATCATCTGCTCGCCTGATAAGGACATGAGGCAGATTCCTGGCGACCTGTACGACCTTTCTGATGGAGTAGTGACTATTACAAAAGAAGATGGAGAACGCTGGCATTACATACAGACAATGGCGGGCGATCAAACCGATGGATACTCCGGCGTACCTGGTCTTGGTATCAAGAAAGCAGCTGCTTTACTTGATGAACATGGAGCAACGTGGGAGACCGTCGTTAAGGCATTTGCTGAAAAAAATCTTTCGGAAGATGTCGCGCTCATTAACGCAAGACTCGCAAAGATCCTTCAAGCAAATGACTACGATTTCACCAATCAACAACCCATCCTTTGGACCGCCTCCTCCAGTGGTCAAGCTGACAATGGAGCAAGAGTTCAAGATGCGGCAGATTGAAGATGCCCTTCAAGATCCGTCCGCTCGCAAGGAAGACATCATCACAATCTTTCTTGCGTTGCAACGTCAATGTTTTGTCCTTGGTAACAACGTTTCTAACCTGATTAAAAAATGGCCCCTTCCAACACCACAGGCCCAAGCTACTACCGACGAGGATCCATACAAGTCTGGGACTTTATTCGGGACCAAGGACTGAACTTCCACCTTGGCAACGCCGTCAAATATATCGCAAGAGCGGGGTACAAAGAGTCCCGTATAGAAGATCTAAGCAAAGCAATCCACTATCTACAAAATGAGCTTGAAAACGAAATCCTTTATCAGCGAACAAGCGAAGGAGTTCCGGAAAAGTTTCCAGGTCAAAGACAGTACGAATCCAGCTTCACGGACTGGGCAGAAGACTTTGATCGTTGAGGAGTTCAAAGAATTTCTGGAAGCTGATCAACAGCTGATCATCGATTTCAAACGCAACTCAGAAGAGTGCCTCAAAGAACTGGCAGACCTTGTGTACGTCTGCTTCCAATACGCTGCCAACCTTGGCTGGGATTTGGATGAAGCACTTGATCGTGTACACAAAAGCAATATGACCAAGCTTGGAGAAGATGGTCAGCCCATACGCCGTGAAGACGGCAAGGTATTGAAAGGGCCTAACTACCAACCACCTGTACTTACTGATCTCGTTTAATAATGTCTACCGCTACCAAAGAACTTATCGCCCGTACTGGGCGAGTGCAGTCTTGGATTGACGATCCCACCAGCCGCCTACCTGTCTCCTGCACTGTCTTTGTGGTGGAAGACACTATGGAAGGTGAGAACGGAATCGAAGCATCCTGGCGCTTTGTTTCCCACGCTCTCCGCTACGGAGCTGGCGTGGCTGTCCATCTATCCAAACTCCGACCTAAAGGTGATGAAAATGGTAAAGGTCTTGTGGCTTCAGGCCCAGTCTCCTTTGCCAAAATCTACTCCACACTGAATGAAATCCTGCGACGTGGTGGTGTTTATAAGAACGGTGCTGTGGTGTGCCACCTGGATCTTTATCATCCTGACATCCTGGATTTTGTTACCGCTAGTCGCTCTGAGCTTCCTTGGGTTAAGCGTTGCGTCAACGTTAATCCACACTGGTGGAATGTGGCGACATCGGAAGTTAAGGAAGCTGTCCTTCAAGGCATCCGCCAAGGCGACATCTGGCTGAACAAAACAAAGGTTGATCGAAATGGAAATCGAATCCGGGGAAACGTTTGCCTGGAGGTGTACCTGCCCTCACGGGGAACCTGTCTACTGCAACATGTCAACCTCGGCCAGTGTGAACTCAATGACATTCAAAGTGCATTTGTCACTGGAATGTCCCAGCTGTGCGCCCTTCACGGACAAACAGGCGTTGGATCTAGCGGAGAGTACCTCCCTCCGGAGACGGATCGCCAGGTCGGTCTGGGAGTGCTCGGACTGGCTAACCTGCTCCGTCGCTCCGGTGTGACGTACAAGGAGTTTGGGGAAGCCTTGGAAGCAATCAACACCAAGCAAGCACACCCTCAAACCCCAGCATCAATCCTTGCTCACGAGCTGTACGCCGCTATCCAAGCTGCTGCTCAAGTGGCCAAGGTGAACAACATGGAGCGAGCCTTTGCTATCGCTCCTACGGCGTCCTGTAGCTACCGCTATACGGACCTTGATGGGTACACCACCTGCCCTGAAATTGCTCCTCCTATTGCCCGCCATGTGGACCGTGACAGCGGTACGTTTGGTGTCCAGAGCTTTGACTACGGTCCTGTTGAGATCGCGTCTGAAGTTGGCTGGGAGGCTTACAAGAAAGTCGCTGATGGCATCATGAGGATGCTTGAGGCTACGGGACTTCTTCACGGTTACAGCTTCAATAGTTGGTCTGATGTGATCACCTATGACGAAGCGTTTATTGAAGAGTGGCTGCAATCTCCGCAGACCTCCCTTTACTACTCGCTTCAGGTCATGAGTGATACCCAAGATAAGACCAGCGCCTATGCGGCATTGGAGGAGTCAGAAGTGGACGATTACCTGGAGTCGATTCTCTATGACAGAGATGATGATCCTGCTCCTGATTGTAATTGCGGCGAATGAACCCCTATCAAAAACTACTCAACCGTAAAAGAACTTGGACCCCTGTCCAAACAACTGCAGGCAAGCTCGTAGAGGGTGCTGAAGAAACCATCTACCGTGCATTGGCGATCCGTCATATGGAGCTGCCTGTGGGTGACTTTATTGATGAAGCACTAAAAAATGAAGTACCTGCAGCGTCAGTGGACCTCCTACGATCCAACATCAAAGACGAGGAGAAGCACGACCTTGCGCTCAGTTACATCGCCAACGCTTTGGGCGTGGATGAGAAGGCTGAATCCGAAGCCATCCGACTTCGGGATGCATGGATTGAACATCCAGATCACACGGTCCTCAAAGCAATGGTTGCCGAACGTGCAATTTTTTTCGTCCTACTTCCCTTTTTCCGTTTCAACGGTGACGCTGGATTGAGGACTGTAAGCGCAGATATTAGTCGTGATGAACAAGTACACGTGGCTACAAATAGTCTTGTGTGTAGGGAGCTCAATCTTGATTGGAGTCCTTCTCTTGACAAGCTCCGTAAAGCAACTATCAATTGGGTGATGCAACCCCTTTCTGGGGTGGAGTCAAACAAATATCTGAATAAAAAATTTTGGCTGGATGCCAGTGATCGCCTGATGTACGAAGGCAAAGCTCCTGAGCTTTCCGAGACAAAGCGAGCACGGATGCCAGCGTTCTTTGAACATGCCAATCCCAACCTCCCTCAGTACGCTTAACCTTGGGCTGACTGTAGAGAAACTTCTAGAAGAACTAGAAGATCAATTTCCACCTTTTAACCCACAACCTGACCTACCGCTGAACCAGATCATGTATCGAGCTGGTCAGCGCAGTGTGGTTGAACTCATTAAATCACGTATTACCGAAGAGGAGTAAGAACATGTGTGGTGGTAACAACGCTCATCACGCTCAAGAAGAAGCTAAGCGAGCTGCAGCGCGTCAAGCTGCTGCTTACGAAGAAGCAATGCGTCAACAGGAGCAACGCAATGCAGCAACGCTAGAGGCAATGAAGCCTAAGTACACTCCGCCCCCGGTTGACACTGGTGCACAACTGTCAGACAACCAAGGGGTGCGTCGTAAAAAGGCTCGTAAATCTACAACCATTGACGCAAGCAGGGGCATCGCCTCTCTCCGGATTCCCCTGAATACCGGGAACAGCGGTAGTGGTTCTGGTCCCAACATGGGTTGAATAAATGCACGCACGTAGTCGGTACGATCAACTCTCTACCTACCGTTCTCAGTTTCTTGAAACTGCAGTGCGTTGTTCGGAGCTAACGCTTCCGTATCTCATCCAACGTGACGAGACACGGGTCACCCATCAAATCCTTAAGCAACCTTGGCAAAGCGTAGGTGCAAAGGCGGTAGTCACATTGGCAGCCAAACTCATGCTGTCTCTCCTGCCACCTCAAACTACGTTCTTCAAGCTTCAAGTTCGTGATGACAAGCTGGGCACTGACCTGCCTGCACAAGTCCGATCTGAACTTGATCTAAGTTTTGCCAAAATGGAACGTATGGTGATGGATTCGATTGCTGCATCCAGTGATCGAGTTACTGTTCACCAAGCCCTCAAGCACCTTGTTGTAGGGGGGAACGCTCTTGTCTTTATGGGTAAGGATGGGTTGAAGCATTACCCGCTCAACCGCTATGTCGTTGAAAGAGATGGCAACGGTAACATCATTGAGATCGTTACCAAAGAACTGATCAACAAAAAGCTGCTACCCAAGGAAATGGTTGAGGCTGTGGGCCGTCAACCCAATACTGGTATTGATAGCGGCGGCTCATACAACGGGGATGACGCTGAGGTCTACACTCACGTTCGTCTCGACAACAACCGTTGGATCTGGCATCAGGAAGTCTTTGACAAGAAGGTTCCTGGGTCTGAATCCAAAGCACCAAAGGAAGCAAGCCCTTGGCTGGTTCTTCGCTTTAACTCTGTCGATGGTGAGAACTACGGCAGGGGTCGAGTAGAGGAGTTCCTTGGTGATCTACGGTCCCTTGATGCACTCGCTCAGGCCCTCACAGAAGGCTCTGCAGCAGCCGCAAAGGTCGTCTTCGTGGTATCACCCTCAAGCACGACCAAAGCCCAGACGCTGGCCCAGGCAGGCAACGGTGCGATCATTCAAGGACGGCCCGAAGATATTGGTGTTGTACAGGTTGGCAAGACAGCTGACTTCAGTACAGCTGCCAACATGATGGCAACGTTGGAACGACGGATCTCTGAAGCGTTCCTTGTCCTTACTGTTCGTCAGTCGGAGCGGACTACTGCTGAAGAAGTTCGTCTGACTCAACTTGAACTTGAGCAACAGCTTGGTGGCTTGTTCTCCCTGCTGACTGTTGAGTTCCTGATTCCATATTTGAATCGTAAGCTCCTTGTCCTGCAACGATCTGGTGAGCTGCCCAGGATTCCCAAGGAGATCGTCAGGCCAACCATTGTGGCTGGCATCAACGCTCTTGGTCGTGGTCAAGATCGTGAATCTCTCACGACCTTTATCAGCACCATTGCCCAAACGCTTGGACCTGACAACCTGATGCGCTACCTGAACCCTGAGGAAGCTATCAAACGTCTTGCTGCTTCTCAAGGTATTGATGTCCTCAACCTTGTGAAGACCATGGAGCAACAACAGCAGGAGCAAGCAACTGCTATGCAGCAACAATCCCAGATGATGCTGACGAAGCAAGCTGGCCAGATGCTGCAGGCTCCCATTGCTGACCCATCAAAGAACCCCAACGCTGAGGAAATGCTTGGCAACGTTGTTGGTGGTCTGACTGGCATGGGTGCAGCACAACCCACTCAATAACCTTTTATGGCTGAAACACTAACCTTTGATCCAACTCCACCGGCTGAGGTGATGTCAAGCATCGATGCCGATCAAGCGGAATCTCTTGCCATTGGTGAAGCAATGATTGCTGAGCAGGAAGGTCTGCTCGCTGGTAAATACAAAGACGCTGCTGCTCTTGAACAAGCCTACCTTGAACTTCAAAAGAAGCTTGGTCAGGGCGACAACGAAGAAGAGGGTGAAGCAGAAGAAGGAGAACAAGAAGAGTACGAAGAAACAGATGAAGAATCTGATGACTATGTGATTGACTTCCTTGCAGAGGTTGATCAAGAGTTCTCAACCAACGGGCAACTCAGTGAGGAAACTCTTGAGAAGTTCTCTCAGATGTCTTCGCGTGAACTTGTTGATGCCTACTTCCGCTACCAAGAGCAGAACGGTGGACCTCAGCAGCAACAGTCTGTTGAGCTGTCACCCTCTGACATCAACCAGATCAAGAACTCTGTAGGCGGTGAAGCTGCGTATCAACAGCTTACTAGCTGGGCTGCAGATAACTTTTCCCCTGAGGAAGTAGAAGCCTTTGACTCTGTTGTGGAGTCAGGGAACATGGCTGCCATTAACTTGGCACTCCAAGCACTTTACTATCGGTACACTGACGCTGTGGGCTTTGAAGGTGAAACGCTGCAAGGCAAACCTGCTCGGTCTATGGATGTGTTCCGCAGTCAAGCAGAGGTTGTGCGAGCAATGAGTGATCCCCGGTACGAACGGGATCCGGCTTACCGCCAAGACATCATCGATAAACTCTCACGATCTGACGTTGACTTCTGATAATCTTTGGGCCAAAGAGCCACCCATCTACATGGATCCTAACTATCTTCAATCTCACAATGAACGGGCCGAACTTATTAATGGCCGCTTGGCTATGCTTGGCTTCGTGGCTGCTGTGGGTGCTTACGCACTGACTGGTCAAATTATTCCTGGAATTTGGTAATGCCTAAAGTAGGATCTAAGAATTACTCTTACACCGCTGCTGGCATGGCGGCTGCTAAAAAGGAAGCTGCCAAAACTGGCAAGAAAGTTGAAACCAAGAAACCAAAGAAATGATGGCTAAGCCTGGTCTCTACGCAAACATCCACGCCAAGCGGAAACGCATTGAAGAAGGCAGTGGAGAAAAGATGAGGAAGCCCGGAACTGCTGGCGCTCCCACCGCTAAACAATTCAAGCAAGCAGCTAAAACAGCTAAGAAGAAGTGATGCGGTAGCCCCGTCATTACTGCGCGTGTTGTGACGGGACAAACAGAAGAAGTAAGCAATATAAAAGTTCTTTGCTTATTTATTATGATTCCTGTTCTAACTACTC